CTGATCTGCCATCAGAGACCAATCCTCTTGCGTTGCGAGGTGTTCTGCCTAAGAGTAGTCAAAGCTCGCTGCTCACCTTGTTTTGCGCCGTTAGCCGCAGCCTGTTGCATTCCGCGCTGAAACTGGTCGGCAGTCACATAATCAACGCTGTTGATACGTTCGACGGTGTAGCGAACGTCGATTGGCGCGGCAACTGCTGTTCCACCACCTTCGCCTGATGTTCCAGAAGCACCTGCTTCAGGAATAACAGAACCACCACGAGCACCGCGAGAGTAACGCGCCATGCTTTCACGCATTTTTGACTCTGGGATTAAGTATTCGCCTTCACCACCTTCACCAACTAAAGCGCGTGTCGGACCAGAGACATAGCCGCCTTCTGCATACTGTCGAATACCAAAGTTTGGACCAAATGTCCCAAACCCTTGCCCCATTTTATTTTCAACAATGCCCGTACCACCCATGCCGATAGAGCCCATGTCAGCCATTTGGCCGACTTGTGCTTCACCGGAACCCATTGAAGGCAAACTAACACCTAGCGCCTTCATGATCGTGCCGTACAGGATCATCGCCAGCTGCTGCGCAATGATCTTTGCCGCCATATCGAGGAAGTGTTCGGCAACAGAAGCCATCATGTCGGCTAATGCTTGCTCTGCACTCTTACTGCCGTTGATCACTGATTTGAATGAATTGCTGAATGCGTTGCCGATAGCAGTTGCACCAGCAGCAACTTGATTCTCTAACTTGAGCAATTCTTCTAGCTGCTGCTTCATTTGGAAACCTGGATCGGCCTCACGTTTTTTCTGTTCAGCTTCCTCACGTTTCTTGCGTTCTCGTTCAGCAAGGTCGGCAGCTTTTTGATCAATAGCAAAAATCTTCTTTCTAAAATTAAATGTCGCTTGTTCTAATGCGTTTGCTTTCTTATTGCCCTCTAAACTGCCCTCTTCAATTTTTTGTTTTTCGACCATCAACTCAAGGGTTGCAATCTCTCTTTTATTACCAAGTTCTTTTTCTTCGCGAAGTCGGCGATTCAGTTCGAGCAGCTTGTCTGACATATCAACCTGCTCTTTCGTCTTTTTGTTGAGCTTGCCCCCCGTAGGAACAACTGCATTTTGCGGAACTTGCTGTTGCTGCTGTGCGCCTGTCGTGCCCTGCGTCACCCCTTGACCAAGAGCGACAGTCTCGCCAATAAAGGAAGTCACGGCAGTGACGCCAGAAGAAACGGCAGCGGCACCTCCCTCCAAAAAACGTCGGATTGGCTCAGGAATTAAGTTGTAAGCACCTTTGAGAAATCCTACGATTTTTTCTAACGCACTTCTGAAGAAGCCTGTGACCGCATCGAGAGCGCCTTTGCCTGAGGTGATAATTCGCTTGGCAAGGCCGCCAACAACTTGGCCAATACGTACTCCAATGCCAATGACAAAATCACCTAACTTTTTGACTCCGCCAAGCACAAACTGGAATCCTTTTTCCAGCTCAAAGGCCGCATTCAATCCTTCGATACCTAGTGCTTCACTTATGGCTTGCCCTACTTGGTTGACCGCAGCAAAGATGGCGCGGATCGGCGACAGCACATTGCTGATTGCTACCGCTAGAACTTCAACTGTGACCGCAGCGACCTTAAAAGTCTCCTTAAGAATAACCCCTAACTCAGATTGATCGCTAAATAAATTTTGGAAGGCTGTTGTCAATCTCTTCAACTGCCCATCAATCGTGTCGGAAGCGGTGAAAGCCGCCTCTGCTGCTGCACCTTGTGCGTTCTTTTGGTTCTCTAATAGCTTGTTGTATTTTTCTGTGTCGTTCAACAGGGCAAGAATTGATGGGCCTGCCTCTGTGCCAAAAGCTTTGATGACTGTGCCAGCATCTGCCCCTGACTTCTTAATTTTTTCAAGCGTGCCAGCCAGGCCGTCAGTCTTGAGTGTCGAGGCGTTGATTTCTACGCCAAAGGCTTTGAACTCTTTCCCAACCTTGCCCGCAGCAACCTGAGCAAAGGCTGTTTTCAGTGCGGTGAACGTGACCTCTGCGCCTTGACCACCAGCGGTGATCTGAGCCACTGCCGCATTGACCTCTTCTAGTGGCACACCCAAAGCAGCCGCCACAGGTGCCACCTTCGCGATGTTTGCCGCATACTCACCGATAACAATCTTGCCGTCATTTTGCGTTTGGATAAATCCATCGACCAACTTGGACGCTTTATCTGCCTCCAGTCCGTAAGCATTTAAGACGGAGGTTGTGGCATCGCCAACGGTGTTGATGTCGCTGAAGCCACCTGTTGCGCCTTGGCTCGCAGCTTTCAAGATGTTGGCCGCATCAGCTGCGTTCGTGAAACCTGCCGACGCAACGTCATAAGCAGCACTTGTCAGGTCAACAACGCTGGCTTGCCCTGACAACTCTCGGCTGACATCAGACAGACGCGCCTTGAGTTCTTGGCTGTTGACACCAAGAGATTTGACCTTTGCCTCAGCAAAGTCTTGTTGACGCAAAACGCCAAACACTTGTCCCAGACTTGCAGCGGCAGCGACAACAGCCGTGATGGGACCAAGTGCAGCACCTAACGCCGCACCTAATCCACGCGCACCAACAGACGCCGCCTGCGCTCCACCAGCAAAAGCTTTGAATCCTGTGCCTGCCGCTCGGGTTGAGCCACCAGCATTCTTTACCGCAACCTCAAGCCCACGCACCTTTTTAGTCAGGTGCGTAATTTTGGCGTTGGCGTCTAAGGTTTCAACCCTAAACCTGAGGACGGATTCAGCCACAAGCCACCTGGCGATAACTCAATGTTACCGCCGTCTCAGCCTTGCGCGATCTCTCTCTTTTTCCTCTCGCTCACCTTTCACTTGATAATACGCAGCAAAATGAATTAGCTCCGCATCCGTTAGTTCGTTGCGGAGCTTGCTGACCGTCATCCCTAGTTCGCAGGCCAAGAAAAACTCAAAGTAGAGCCAACTGTCCTGCGTCAGTCGTTTTTTGCTTCCTCCATGCTGGCGTCTTCACCAACGCCAAACAAGAACAGCTCCAAGTCATTCAGAACCGTCTCAGGCAGCTGGCGTTGAAGCTTGGGCGCATCTGCTGCAGCGAAGGCTTTCGTGCCGTCTTCAAGCTCCGCCATTTGGCAAAGCATTTGGGTACTGACGTCCAATGCCTCTTCCGAGCCAGACAAACTTTGTGCCTTTTTACGATCGGCTCTGGTGATCGGCTTGAAATACAGGTTGACGAGCACCTCGCCAGCTGCATTCTTCAACTCGAACTTGCGGCGCTGGTTAAGGTCAAAAGCCTCAACCAGCAAATCCACAGTGCGATTTTTAGCAGACATTCAATAGCTTGAACGAAACATTCAAACTATAGCCTTATCACTCAAGGTTAGAAGTAATCGTGCTGCTGGTGATGAAATTGCAGCTGACAACTACCAGCTCACCAACAGTGGAAGTAATTTCCATGCTGGTGATGATTCCGCCAAACGAAAGCGAGTCTGTCCCGTTCGTGCTGCCAGTAGTAAACAACTCGAACGAAGCATCAGCCGCATCGTTGACTTTCACTACGTCTTCAAGAAACCCAGCCTGGCCAGTTGCATCAGGATCATAGACAAGCTCGACAGTGCCAGAGCCGCTAATCAGGCCACCGACGAACTGGCGAAACGTGTTGCCATGAACGGTGGTGTCGTAGGTGTCTTTGTCGATAGTCAGGCTCCAGCTACGAGTGCCAACAACAGTGGCAAGACTGCCGCTGCCGGTCTCAAATTCAACTGAGCCTTGTTCTCCGCGAAGGGTGGCCATGGTCAGAGTTCCTCGATGGATTCAAAGGTCACACGGACCTGGGTTTGGAAATAGCCCTCGGGAGCTGGCGAAGCCAGTGCCTCTGGACCAATAGGAGCGTCGAAGTAAACCCCCGACACGATAACTCGATTATACAAATCTCGAATGCGTTTACCAATCACATAGTTGGCTCCAGGGCCTACGCCCTTGCCTGAAAAAATGTTGATCACAACCAAACCGACAACGCGGTTTTGAGAGTTGGTCGTCAAGCCTTGGCCTAGATATTCGCTAGCGCCAAAGCTCGTAAGGCATTGCACCCATGAGCTGTTTGGCGTTGGCTCATACGCCATGTTGTGAAACACCACAGGGATGACAGGGCTGCCAGCAAGCTCAGTGGCAAGCCTGCCTTCGATGGTTGCCCTAATGGAATTGAGATCAGCAGCAGCCATACATCACCTGTTTGCAATCTTGTTGTACTCGCGCTGAGCCCATGACTCAAGCTCCTTGGCAATCAGGTCTGGGAAGCCAGGGACTGTGTTCTGCCGTGTCCTGTATTCACCCTTCCAAGACGGCGGAAGGTTCGTGCCATAGATCACAGGCTCTGCATACTCAAGATTGTTAATGACCTCACCTTCCTTCGGGTCAGACTGCCAAGCGTTGCGCAACGCTCCACCACCTTTGGGCTCTCCCTCGTAAACAACCCGAACAGGGGTTTTTTCTTTCAGGCGCTTTTCTGCTTCAAGCGTTGTGGCGGCCACCAAGATGCGGATGCTTTCTCGGTAGTAATTACCAATCTGATCAAGCGGGATTTCGCGTGCCATCCTTACGCCCTCAAGATCAGCTCGTGAGTAATCGCAGTGTTGTCTTGCTCTGTCGTCTCTACACGAATGATCTGATGCACAACGCTGCTAATAACGACACGATCCTTTGTCTCAGGCGCAGTTGTGAGATCATCAGCCGCAACCGTTAGGCGCTTGTCACCAGCCTGAACCAGCTCATTGACCTCGCGCAGGTTCACGTCTTCAAGGATGCCCTTAATCGTCGTGTCGCTTTCGGTTTCTGAAATTGTGCCGTCTGACGTGTCATAGGCACCGGCAGTGACAATCCGCACTGTCACGTCACCACCAAATTTGGTGATGACCTTGCTGGATACCTTTTTTAAGGAGTCAACAAGGGCCATCAGACGCGATAAGCAAGGCAGGCACCGCTAGTGAGCTTGATACTGGTGAACACCCCGTAGATATAAGAATCAGCAGGGAATTCTTCGCTAGCCAAGCTGTTGCCGGTGTAGTTCTCGGCAGTGATTGCGCTGATCGTGGTTGCTTCTTTGAAGTAGATCGCGCAGAAACGACCAGTGTGAGTCGCAGTGTCAGTGATCACCTCGGCACCAGCGCCGTAGTCCTTGTACATGATCAGCTCCTGCGGATGGAAACGTTGCCCGGCCCACTAATTCTAAGACCAGTCAGATACCGTTCAAGTAATGGTGGAACGCGGTCAGCGCCAACTGCACCAGTCTTGTCAGGCGTAACGTTCAAGCTGCCAATTTGGACATTCTTGAAGTCTTCAAGGCCGCTCAGGCCAATGCCGTCTTTGTTGTTGTTCAGGTAGACCGCAAGAACAACTTGAGCCCGCTTGACCTGATCAGGGATCTCTGAGTCAGTGAAGTAATCGTCAGAAATACGAAAAGGAAAGCCCGTCGAATAAGTATTGACATATGTGTCGGGCTTTCTGACACCAGTTCGCGGCCATTGCAAAGCCTGCGTATCAGTTGCTTTCGCGCCAAGAAATCTTTCGCGGTCTAGCCGCTGTGTTGCTGTGTAAAGCGCCCGATTCTTTTGATCGGTAGTTGCAGAGGCCCATGCGGTCACATCTGCATCTTCGACCATGCCGTCAACAATGTCCTGAGCGTCACTTAGCGTCAGGTAGCTGTTGGCGCTTGCGTCGCCCGCTGTTGCGTCGATTGTTACTGCCATCGGGCGTCACAGTAGAAGTCTTTTTGGTCGGCTTTTCAGGGACGGA